CTATCATTTCTTGAGTTGGGACTTTTACATTATTGGCTTTCATTTGTCCTTCTAGCGAGTTCTTATAAGCAGCCTCATAGAAAGGCCTATCTCCACCACTCATAACGGCACTTAACAAGTTATTGATTCCGTTTAGTTTATTATTTATAGCATTTAATGTTTTTGAATTAGTATTCTCATTAAAAGCTTTTGCTCCAAACTCAAATTCATATTTAGATCCAGATTCAGATGTTCGTGTCCCTGTTTTATAGTCTGTTATCGCATCTTTTACACCTTTTACCATACCTTTACCAATATCAGCAATATTAGTATAGTTTGTTGTTCTTACACCTGTTTTCTTTGCGATTGCCTTATCTATCTGTGTTCCTATAAAGTCTGATGTTGCGTTAACTGGCATAATCAAACTGTTACCTACAATATTTCTTACTTGTGTTTTAGGATTAAACAACATTGCTATTCTTCTTAATGCTTTAATTGTTTGACCAGCTTCAGGCGGAAGTTTATCATTTATTCTGTTTTCAATTTTTGAAAGTTCCCTCTGCTTAACTTCTTCACTATCTGCTTTTTGTGCTTTTTCAACTTGTTCCTGGATAAATTGAGCATCTTCACTTGTTAGCTTAAATTTTTCTTTATTCTTTTCTACCCATTCACCAGTTTTCTTTTGCTTGATATCATTAAAGACATCATTAAGTTTTCTTTGCTGATATACCATCATTGCATCAGGAGTTAATCTTTGAAATATAGAATACATTTGAACAGCACGTCCTGCTTCTGTTCCCATATCAGCTAATTTTTGGACTACATCTACAGCTGACTCAATATCACCTTGTTTTTGATATCTTTCAACCAAGATTGCTCCAAGAGCAACATCTTCATCCGTAAAATTCTTTGTTTTATTCTGCCATTGCTTAATAAGTTTCTCACCTTGTTCTTCTAACTTTTCATTTACTTTGTTCAATGTTGATTCATTAGATTTTCTTTCATAAGTAGTCATATCCACTCTATCTTTAACTTGTTGTGAGATTATATTAGAACTTTCAACATTTTCAAAGAACTTTCTTGTATAATCTGTGTTTTTATCTTTTTTATGCTTATAATTTACTCCACGTTCATTTCTGACATCTTCTTCTGTCATATTTGTTATTTCTACTGGTGTTTGGATCTTTTTCGTCTTGCCTAATGTTAAAGTTTCAGTATCATCTGCTATTTGGTTATTTCTATTTTGCTGTATGGATTTATTTGTCTCTTCAAAGACATTTGTTGGTATGCTTGTTTGAGGTTGTTCTATATTTTCTGGCAAAGAAAAAGAACCCTGATTAGAGTTCTCTTTGTCAAAATTTTCTTGTTGTTTATTGACATAATTTTGATTTAATGGTAGTATATTATTAATAGAAGTGTTAGTAGTACTGCTAACACTTGAAGAGTTGGTGTCGTTTGGCAATTGGAGCCACTGGCCATCAACTCTTTTTTTGATTATTCCATCATCTATATCATAAATAATTCTGTTATTCTTTAAGTTTTCTTTCATCCAACCATCATAATAGTTGCCTTGCTTATCAACATTATAGTCATAATTGCTTTTTCCATACGCACTAGTCATAGCATTTGCATTAATATTTTTTATGCTGTCATCTATTTCAATTCTTCCTTTACCATCCAAAGCTAATGGTACTACAACAATATTACCATTATTATCTGATAACTCTGTAATTACAACGATACTATCATTTTTAGTAGCTGACTCAACAATATTCAAAGGGTGTTTTAATGCCTCAGGAATTTGCTTTACTATTTCATTTAAATTATGATAATTTCCATTTTGCTTACCAGATGAATAATATATTCTTTCCAGTTTTGATGGCGTTACTGTTATAGGCAAATCACTTATTCCTAGTTCTTGATATAGCTGTGGAGTATGTTCCAATACTGTTAAATGTGAGTCTTTATTCCATTGATTATTTTTCCATTTATCAACTTGTTCGGCAAATTTTATACTGTCTACACTATTTTGAGCATTATTTTTAGCAATATTAGACATATTAGATACATTTTGAACTTTGCTTTGTAATTCTTGTGCGCCTCTATTAATCTGTGCTATTTCTTGTTGTTTTTGTTGTGGTGTCATATTAGATTCTTGTACCTTTTGAATTGCTTTTTCTCTATAATTTGCAATTCCGTCTTGTGCCACATTGATACCACTAAACATCAAAGTAGGCAATATGCTTTCTTCATATGCTTGCCATATATCTTTTGCTGTTGCTAGTTCTGCATTTGGATTGATTGTTGCTCTATCAATAAATGGCTGAATAACTGTTGATACAACTTCCTCTAATCCTTCAGAATTAATATCCATAAAAGTTTGTACAATCTTATTAGAATTAGTTAATCCAAGTTTATTCATTACTGTTGGTATTCCTGTCAATTTAGCAACATTCTCGCCACCAATCATTTCTGTTCCAACCTCTAAAGCTCCACTTAAAATTCCTCTTGCCCTTGCTTGTTCATATGTTGCTCCTTGTTTTAATGCCTCTTCAGTTGAACCTTGTGCACTTCCCATAAACATTGTTCCCATGCCAGCTCCTGGCAATACTGCGTTTGTAGCAATTGTCGGTGTCATCTCCGCTACTGTTCCAACAGCATTATTTATCTTTTTATAAATTTCTGGTAAAGCTTGATTTTGTTGTGCTATTCTTTCTTTTGTTGTTCTTGTAAATTCTTCAACTTTGTTTTCTTTTGTTATAAAATCATTTAATTCATTTATTTTAGCAAGTGCATATTCAGGCGTAACGTTGTCTGGTACAGTTACATTATACCTACTTAACACTTGTTTGGCATCTGCTACGTATTTGTCAATATATTGTTGTATTTCTTCATCACTCAAATTTTTAAATGCTTTAAATTGTCTTCTTGTGTTTTCTACTGCGTTATCTCCAGTAAATGTAGCAAGTGTATTCCATGCTTTTCTCTCATCTTGTACTGATTGATCTTTAAATGCTTCCTTTGCAAATTGTCCAACATTTACAAAAGCATCTGCTGCATGTGTTGCTATTGTCTTTGGTATTTGTGCTAATCCATAATAGAAATCAGAATGCTGTTTGCTTTTTTCTGCTAAAACATCATTTATTGCTTTCCCTCTTGGGTTTTCCAACAGGTCCGTATTATCAGCCAATGCTTTATAATCTAAATATGTATCTTTATCCGCTTTGGGTAATTCTTTTTCATATTGATTTTTAGCATTGGTATACTCTTTTAATGCTTTTGTGCCTTGCAAATTATTTAAACTATTATAAGCAACTTCTTGAGCTTGCTTTTTAGCTTGTTCCATATTTGAAACGTTTTGAGGATTAATCCCTGTAATAAATTTATTACTCTTATTGTCACTATTTTTATCTTGATATAAACCTATTACTGAAGATGATACAGGCAAAGAAACTTTAAATTTTTCTTCATTTTGTTTTGCATTATTTTGTAATGCTACAACTTGGTCTTCCCATCTTGGATAAACCGCAGGTTGTGTAACTTTTGCATATTGTTTGGCTTCTTCTACTGTTTTAAAAGTTTTATTATTTGTACTTATACCATTTTTTTCTCTTATCTTATCAAAGTTTAATGAAGAAACACTTTTATTAGAATTTGAAGTACCAATATTATTCTTCTTTCTTATTTCGTCAAAATTAAGAGCCATAATTGACCTCCTAATGATTTATTTTATAAAAATCCATAAGTGAAATCGCATCTGTTTCACTCATTCTTCCCGCATTAACCTGATTGTCAATATAATTTATAACATCATCTACGGATTTAGCATTTTGATCTAATATACTTTTATGCGTTGAATAACTTACAGTATTAGATTTACCATTTGATAAACTACTTGACGAGTTACTACTATTTCTGTGAGCAATTTGACTATTGTAATTTGCTACTTGTGCATTTGTTAATCTAGTTGAGTTGTTTAGTTTTGTTTCATCCAAATATCTATCCCATGCCAATGCTTCTGCTTCTTTTTCTGCCTGCGCTTGTGCTATAGCATCATAATATTGATAAGCTTTATATGCTTCCTCATAAGAATTAAATCCTGCAGCTAAAGCATCATTAATTGTAAAGTTACCTGTTTTTATTCTTTCTAAAGAATTACTTGGCATATAAGCATTTGCATAATTATTATTTACTTTGTCTCCTCTCGCAGCAGCAGCTTCCTTATACTCTATACTATTTGGATCTAGCGTGTTCATATATGCTTGATAATCATTTGCATATTGCCCCAAAGCCCTTAATCTTAGATTTTTCTCATACTCTCTCTGTTGTTCATTATGCTTCAATAAGTTATTTAAATACTCTTGCTCTATTGCAGAATTTGCATTTGCTAGCCCATATGCGTAATTATTTTCAACTTGTGTCCTTTGATTTACTATATCTCTATATGCATTTGCTTCAGCAGTTCCTATATTGCCTAAAGTGTTTTGCAAAGCAGACTGTCTGTTTATTTCTCCTTGAGCAGATGCACCAGTATTTGTTAACCCTCTATTTGCCATATATTCAGCAAAAGACCTAGCACCACTCTGTGATTGAGCTGTTGCTAGGTTTCTTTGATTTTGATATGTAGGCTTAATAGTTTGCTCTTGTGCATTTAAGTTGTCTAAAGCAGTTTGCCTTGCTTGCTTCAACTGATTTATTTGATATTGTTTTTGAGCATCTGAAAGTCTCTTTAAATCATCTTCATACGTTCCATAATTTGTTGATGCCTTGTTTGGATCATAAGTAGTTTTATTCTCTACGCCTTTTCCTATCCAATCTCCTGCTGTTTTTACTGTATTGTCCACATTCGTATTTTCATTTTTCGTATCATTCTTTTTGTATTTTTCTATTGTTGGTGTTAAATAATCATATGCCATCAATTATCCCTCCTATGCTTTCATAATAAAACATAATGCATAATACGGTGGTCTGTTTTCATGTGCTTGTCCTCCTCCAACAGAACTTGTATTTGCGGTCTCTGAACTCTTATAAAAACCATTAGCAACACCAGAAGCATAATCTGTACTAGTAGCTTTTGAATATGTATGACTATGTTCAGGCATCTCACCAACTGTTAAAGTATGTGTTTTTTCACCACCAGTACTTCCTACTGAATACTCATTCCCAGCACCAACTATAAATCTATCTCTTAAATCTGGTGTGCTATTTTCCCCATTACACAAATACCAACCTGTTGGAATATTCGATGAAGAACCACTCCACATTCCTATAAATCCACTAGGAACAAGTCCATATCCAGTTGCAATTTTGGCTGTAGTTACAGCTCCATTTACTATTTTAGAAGTTGAAATACTGTTATCTGCAACCCCACCTTGAGATATCTCTAAAAGTTCACTTGCAAGATAATTTAGTTTTGCTTGAATATTTCCATCTGACTCATCTGTTTCTGTTATTGCTGTTGCTGTCAAATTTTCAGCTTTCTTTGCGTTTGTATCAAGTTTTGTGGAAGTTATAGCACCATTTGCAACCTTTGCTGTTGTTACTGCTCCATCTATTATTTTAGCAGTTGATACAGCATCATCAGAAATTTTTGAAGTTGTAATACTACTGTCTGCAATTTTGGCACTTGTTACTGCATTACTGGCAAGTTTTGCTGTTGCTATACTTGAATCTTCTACTCCACCTTGATATATGCTTTTTAATTCTGTATAAATCTTTGCAAGCTTTGCTTGAACATTGGCAGAACTTGTGTCACTTTCATCTAGAGCAGCTGCTCCAATACTTGCCCCTGCTATTGCTGCTTCAAGTTCAGTCATCAATCCATTTAATGCCGTCTTTAAATCTACACCTGGTTTATCAAACAGTTCTTTTAACTCTTCGGCTGTCATTCCATCATCTATATTAGGATAGTCACTCAATGACTCATGTACCTTTACGTCTGTATTAAATCTTGTAAATCCCATTTTCATTCCTCCTATTTAACATTTCCGCCATATGCTTTTTGAATTGATATTGAATCAATAGTTAATCTTTCGTTTATCTTTTTGTTAGATATTATTAATTGTAAAAAACTAAATTTCTTAGCTTTCAATTTTATTTTAAAAGGTTTCACAGGATTAATTGTGTTATATGTATACTCTGCATAGCTCCAGTCATTATACGAAAAACAATTACTTTCTATTTCTTTTTCGTCTGTTCCTGTATCTCTATCACTTATATAGTTAATAACAAGTGATGTTTTCCACCATGGTTTTAATGTTATCCACAAAGTACGCATGGTTTTTCTCTTGTATTCCACTTCAAAATCGTAATATCCACTGTGCCATTCAGCGCTTATTATTTCACCGTTATAAGTAGTTAAATCCTTGTCAAACTTCATAATCTTTCCGTCATCTGTTCCCATATATATTTCACTATTATATGAAGTCAATGTCTTTACTTTATGTAAAAGCTCTAATAAATAAAATGTACTATTCCCATAGTTATAAATCATCACTTGCTTGCCTATTGCGAGCCAATATTCTTTATCTTCTTGATAATCCAAAGTAACAACCTTGTTCAAATTTTTCCCACTAAGCCATTGTGCTATCCTTTGCGAGATTATACTAGCATTTCGTTCATCTTTCGTATTGGTAGAAAGCCATTGAATAATACCTGATTTATCAATTGTCGTAACGTAGTTATCCAATAGTTGCCCTTGACCTTTTGCTAACATTCCATGAGAACTATTTAATGGGTAAGTTGGAAACGTTATTATAACATTATTTGAACTATCAACTATTTGCTCGTAAGTTGAATAATATGTCTCGCTTTCTTTACTTATAATTAATCTATCATATTGTCTGCTTATATCTGTTACTGATGTATTTGAACTTCCTACATCAACAAAATTAGTTGCTGGAAAGTATTCTGCACTTGGAACTCCATCAGCCAAATCACTAAATACCACCCTATTTTTTGCATCAGTATTTCCATATAGAAATATTCTAGTATCATTTGCCAAGCCATATTTTGCAAAATAGTAATTGTTCAATACATTGTTTCTATTTCCTGTACCTTTAGTCCAATATACATCTACATTATCCACACCTTGTGCAGGAGCTGTAGAAAACGTTATCTTGCCGTTGGTTAAATCTTTAGTTACTGTTGTTTCCACTCCATCAACTAAAACACTATCTATGCTTGTTGCGTCAGCTTCAACTATATAAAATTCTGTTGATGTTCCGTCTGCACTGAATGTTTGATGTTTCTTCCCTGTTAATAGATTAATAGGTTCATAATCCGTACCAACACCTGCTGGAGTTGTTGCTATTTTTACCTTTGGAATATATCCATCTACGTTTGAAAACGTTGTACCATTCCACTTTTTATATTCATGTCCGTTTATAAAGTAAAGTGACTTATTAAATTCAAATATACTTGTAATATCATCTGTAATTGTCCCTATTTCCGTTCCTTTGTTATAAATTTTCCCATTTACCACATATACATTAACTTCTTGACTACCTAACAAGCCTACCCAATTTGCTCTAACAGGCTTATTTTCAGTAGAGTATATTTCATCATATCCATACATCTTGTCTAGCTTATAATCTTTAGTTATCCTAAAATTCTTCATTTTAGAAGCTTCTCCAAGCTTCAACTGGGTTTCTCCTGTTTCATTCATATTAAGCCCTAAAAAACTTTTTATTGTTGTCATTGAAGGCCCACTATCTGTAATCATATATGCCATACTAATCACCAGCTTCCATCTCTGAATGATATACATCTTCCCTATCTATTTGAGTTGCCATATATTTGTCTTCACTGGTCTTAGAAATATCAGATAGTCCCCTTAAATATAGGGAGCTAAAATAATTTGATAGAGAACCATCTTCTTGTCTAAGTAATCTAGCAGCCAATCCATAAGGAAGCACTCCCATGCAAATGTCATCCTCAAGATCTACTTCGTCTGTCATTTTTGTTAGCCTATCTAACGTATCTACATCGGCTCCAGCTTTTTTTAATTCGATAATTACTTCTGTTTGAAGTATTGTTAATATTCCTGGTGTTCTGGCATTATAATCTTTAGTCGAATCTGTATCAACAGTACCATCATTCTTCATTTCATCCATTAGAGCCATTGTAATATCATAAATATCTTGTACTATCACCTTATTTTAACCTCCTAATTAAAAGTAAAAGGGAGGATTGCCCTCCCTTTCGTCTATATAGATGCTGTCTTTTGTATAGCAACTACGCCTTTCTTCTTTGCGTTTAATACGAATGTATCAAACATTACACGTCCTTCTACTAAATCTCCATTGATTCCTGGAGGGTTGTCATGAATTTTATAAGTATGTAACTTAGATGGAGAAATTGTTGAAGGTGTATAAACAATTAATCCATACAAGTTAGATTTGAAATATGTTGCTGGGCACATTACAACCTTAACACCATCAATTTCACCAACTTGTCCATTGATTAATTTCTTCATTGCAACATCAGATGCTTTAATGAAGTTTGAATCAAGTTTAATGTTTTTGAAATATGCTGGAGTACAATAGAATATTCTATTTGCTCTTGGTACTTTTTCATTATCTAGTTTTTCCTGAGCATCCAAGAACATAGAATAAGCATTACTTGAACTTAATGTGTCATATACAACTTGGCTATTTGCATAAGCAGTCTCTGCCCATACTTTTAAT